AACGGGCAGACTTTGGTGTGGGACTCCACTGCGCAGGCTTGGACGCCAGCAACGCCAAGCACAGGGGGCGGCGGTGGTGCTAATGGGCTCACCTATTACCTGCGCGAGGACGTGGCAGCAGACGCACCGACAACTAATTTGCCGGGCACTCCCAAACAGCTCGGGCGCACTGGTGCCGTGGCGCAGACCAGCATCACGTCCGGCACGCTCACCAGCGGAGTCTGGACGCTGCTTGGTGGGTATGTGAGCGAGTCCGTACCGCTGGACCCAAATATCACGGCGATCCCTGGTGGCCTGTGGGACCTAAACCTCTGGGCTTATGGCACCGCAAACGCCAATGCGGCAACGGTGATCCGCGCCAAGGTCTACACCTACAATGGCACCGACGCGCCGACTCTCATCGGCACTTCTGGTGAGCAGATCATCAACAACGTCTCTGCGCAGTTTTCGGTTTCGGTGCTGGTGCCGCAGACCACAGTGACCTCAACCACGCGCATCTACATCGCGGTGGAAGTCAAAGCCAGCCAGAGCAACCACACGGCGACGCTGCAGTTTGGGGACGGGACACCGAGCCATGTTCACACTTCACTTCCCCTTGTGGGGGGCAGTGGTTTGTGGCGCTCAATTAGTGGTGTACTGCAACCCAACGGCACGCAGATTTCGGACTCTGACGTGGCAAGCGACGCGGCAATTGCACAGAGCAAAGTTAGCGGACTGACTGACGCGCTCGCAAACGTATCCGCGCCGGGGATTAATTATGAGTTTTTCGAGCAATTCTTTTCAACAAGCCCATTGCTTGGCAATTTAACTTTTGGGGCCACCGGTGGCACAAACACGGCTATCAATACTGGATTTGGCACTATTGCCATGTCGACGGGAAGCACTGCCGCAATTAACCAGCAGGCTCGTTTGATTCAGGCAACAAACGCTCAAGTAACTGGGGCCAGTGCCGCGCGTGTGATTTTCAGGGCAGGACAAGGCGGCGCAACTTGGTTTGACAACACGCTGACCGGCGCATTTCGTTGCGGTTGGGGAGACTCAGTCACTGGAGAATCTGCAAACGGAATTTATTTTCGCGTTCAAAACGGGCAAGCCATTGAATTTGTGACGCGGCTTGCAAACGCAGAAACGCTGACATCGACAGGCGTTTCGTTTTCAAATGGCACTTTTCAGTCTTTGGAAATCTTGATAAATGCCGCTGGCACTCAAGTCATTGCAAAAATAAACGGGGCGACAGTTGCGACTCACACAACCAACATTCCTACGGGCAGGCTGATTTTTTTCAGCCATATAAACCGCACATCGGCAACTGGCACGGCAGTCATTGCCAACGTAGATTTTGTGTATTTGCGAGTGACGCCAAATACGCCGTTTTTCTAGGCCATGTCCTTCCTCTCCAAGCTCCTCCCCACGATTGCTAGTTGCCTTGGCTCCCCCCTTGCGGGGGCTGCCGTGGAGGCTGTCGGCAAAGCTCTGGGCATGAGCGAGGCAACGACTGACAAAGTGCAACGGGCGCTGTCCTCGGGTAGCCTAACGGCGGAACAGATTGCGGCCTTACAGGCTGCCGACCTGCAACTCAAGACCCGCATGGCGGAGCTTGGAATTGACGCCGAAAAACTGGCAGCAGAGGACCGGGCGAGTGCTAGGGCGATGCAGGTGAGCACGCGGGACTGGGTGCCCGCTACGTTGGCAATGGTGCTGACGACCTGCTACCTCGTTATCATTTGCATGCTGCTAACCGGCGACATGAAGCTGTGGAGTGATCCAACGCTAACTCTACTGCTTGGAGGACTTACGTCTGGCTTTACTGCGGTCCTTGGGTTTTACTTTGGCGCGTCACACAAGCCGCCTGACCAGACTAAATGACCATTACACCCGGCAACCTCTCCATGCTGCTCGCCATCGCGTCGTCCATTGCTCCCGGAACGTGGGCGCTGGTGGCCGGCATTGCTGGGGCTGCCGTGGGCTTTTTCGGAAAACAAATCTATGACCGTTCTACCCGTCCCAACGATACCAGCAATGCAGGCACGCTACCTAGGCGCGACACCGCCCGCCGGACTCGTAGTCCTATCGGTCGCAAAAAGACTCCTCCCGCCCGCTAGCATGGATGGGGTGGGACTTCCTCCCGACAAAATCATGCCGTATTCTGGGATTTATGACGCCAACGGACGACTCCCAACTGTACCAGGACCAGGCTCAACTTTCCTCGCACATGTATAACCGTCACCTGCTCGACCTCGCCACCGTTAACTTGGCAAACGTGGGGGCACTGGCCCTTTCGTTAAGCGAGGTCGAGCAGTGGGTGCGCGTCACCGGCTGCTTACTGGCGGCGATCTTTACGGCGCTGAAGATCGTGGAGACGATCCGCAGCTTAAAAAAATAAATGGCAAACATCACCCGGAACTGGCGGAGATTTCTGGCAGTCGGGTGCAGCCACGGGCACCACGCCGACCAGGCACTCCTAAAAAAGGTGCTGGCGTTCAAGGCACGCTGGAAGCCGCACACCACGATCCATTTGGGCGATGCTGTGGACTTAGCGTGCCTTCGCGGGGGCGCTGGAATTGACAGTGCGGATTCTGCCGCAGACCCAGAAGGTGACCTACAGGACGGGCTGGCGTTTTTGCACCAGCTTGAGCCCAAGATGTATTTCCTCGGAAACCACGAGGCGCGACTCAACACGCTCATGGAATCACCGCGTGCCATTGTGGCCGCACTGGCGGGCCGTGTAATGGGTCAGATCACCGATCAAGCCAGACGCATGCGGTGCGAGGTGATCGACTACAATTTCCAGAACGGGTGGAGGCAGTTAGGCGACTGCCTGCTGGGCCATGGGTATATGATAAATGAAAATTCCGTGAGGGATCACGCAGAAGCCGTGTGCGGCGGCAGTGCTACCAAGGTTGTGATCGCTCACTTACACAGGGTACAGCAGGCCGAGGGACGTAACAGGGCGCATCCGACGGGGTATTGCGTAGGGTGGCTGGGCGACAAGGACGCGATGGGCTATGCTGCAAACCGGCGGGCAACAACTAGCTGGAGCCGTGGCTTTGCTTGGGGTGAATACTGTGCGGACGAGACTGTGGTCTGGCTGGCGAAGGAAACTAAAGCCGGCGATTTCAAACTGCCCGTATGAAGAAGACACTATTAGAGCTACTCAAGGCTGAGCTTGTTGGTGAACATCCTCCCGTAGGTTGGTACACGCTGGTCGAACTGAAGGAAAAGCTGGGCGTGAAACGCGGCATTGTGGAGGGCCTTGTGGCGCGTAAAAAGTACGACTGCAAAAAGTATCGGACCTGCACCAAGGACGGTAAGGTGATTTTGGCTAACCACTACAACGTAGGGAAACTATGACAACGGATGAAAAACAAGCGCACCTTGAGCGCATTGCCGCTGATTTGGGCGAGTATTTTGACTGCATCCAAATATTGGCGCACGACTCTGATACAGACACCTATCAGACTTTCGAGGCTGGATCTGGATCCTTGTACGCCCGCATGTACCAGGCAATGCGCTGGTCCGAGCACCCGACAGAATGCGAACTAACTGAAGAGGACGAAGATGAATCTTAGCGCACGCGGAATCAAATCCATCATTGGGTGGGAGACTGGCGGCCAGCACGAGTACGATCCAAACCCAGAATGGCCAGGCGAGAGCAGCGGCGTGACCATCGGCATCGGCTGGGACCTCGGCATGACTCCCGCCAGCGAGACGACTAGGGCGTGGGCACCGCATTTGCCAGCGTCCACTCTGGCCGCGCTGGTCGGAGTCTCTGGCCGGACTGGTGAGGCCGCTCAGACGGTGTTGCCCTACGTCCGCCACCTCACGATCCCGTGGGCGGCTGCAATGGCCGTTTTTGAGGCGACGACGCTGCCGACCTGGTATCTGCGGACACTCAGGATCTATCCGCAGGCTCAGGCCCTGCATGGCGATTGCGCTGCCGCGCTTGTCTCGCTGGTGTTTAACCGAGGGCCAAGCCTGACCGGCGACCGGCGCAGGGAAATGGCAAACATCCAGGCATTGCTCAAAACCGGCAATCTGAAAGAGATTCCTAACCAATTCCGCGAGATGGTCCGGCTGTGGCCTAACAGCAAAGGACTTAGGCGCAGGAGGCAGGAAGAGGCTGACTTGTTTGAGGCTGGGTTGGTCCCGGCTGGCGAGTAACAAGTTGACATCCGCCTCGGATGCCTTAAATTGTACGCCTAGCCTTCCACAGCTAACGCAGTCTTTTGAGCCGCCCCTTCGTTCGCGCGTCGGGGTGGTTTCTTTTTTAGGCACAGCTACAATTTGCCGTATGATGCGCGGGGAGATCCCGCGATGGGTCGCATGTTTACCTCATGAAACAAAGGCACTTGTGACGCTAATTTGACAGCCAAGCGGGTTTGGGTAGGCTATTGGAATGAAGCAACCCGAAGACCCTGTAAACCATCCCGCTCATTACACCGGACACCCGTCTGGGGTGGAGTGTATCAAAATAACCGAGCACCATAATTTTTGCATCGGCAATGCCATCAAATACTTGTGGCGGGCAGGCCAGAAGGGAGACGCCGTGCAGGATCTGCGCAAGGCGATTTGGTATATCGAGCGCGAAATCAACCGCTTGCATCAAAATGGCAACCGATAAAACACTCCGAGAGCACTGCCGAGAGATTGGCAAGCTGGGCGGCGCAGCAAAGTCTGAAAAAAAAGCAGAGGCGGCGCGTCGAAATGCCAGCAAGCCGCGTCCTAAAGCGCGGGAAATGAACGCTTTGAGGCGGGCTAAAAATAATTTAACAAATACCTAGCCAAGCGCGTTTTGCTGGGTATAGTTGGGCCCATGACAACGAACGACATCATTGAAATTGAAGAAGCAGCACCTGGCCTTCGCGGAACTTACAAAGTGGCTCGCGCAACCGCAAAAGCGGTTTTGCTAAAAGCAGAAGGGAGCGTGGTTGAGTTTTGGGCTCCGCGCTCAATTTTCAAAGCCATCAAGTCTGAAGTTGGTGGGCATGTTTATTCAGACTGGTTTACGCTTCCGCGCTGGTTTCGTCCCGAAATTAAAGGTGTATAGGCCGAAACGCCCCCTTCGGGGGGCGTCTGACCCGTTAAGCGGGCACTGACGAGGCCGACCTTCGTCCGAGAGTGAGACAACTAAACCAAAAGACAAATGAGCACGACAATCAAACCACGCTGGATCATCAAAGACCATACCTACGGCACCTGCACCGTTGACCCGCGCAGCATCCGCTACTACCGCAACGAGCGCCACCCTTACGGCTGGCACCTTGGATTTGAGTGCAGTCTTATTTTGCCAGATGGCACTCGCAAGCCAGCATCATTTGGTGCTCTCGGAACTGACCGCCGCGCTGCAATGGCAAACGCTCTCCCCCGCTAAAATGAGCACTTCACACTATTCCCGCCCTTATCAAGGGCCGCAGAATCCTCCGCCCAACAAAAAACGCCACAGCCTCCTTTTCGCCAGCGGCTTCTGGATGCTGGCAGTCGTTGACATTATGGCACTGGCCGGTGCCACTGATCTAGTCGAGGCGCTGACCTTTGCCGGTCTGACGCTTATCAACGTGGCCGTGTTACTGCATATCACACGATGAGCGGACTAATGAACGGCGCGCCGTATTACTCGGCGCCACACAGGCACCAAAAAAGCTACATGAGCCGCCTCGGCAGCTTGGCCGAGCCAACAGCCAAACCAGAGCTGGCCGAGATGCCTGCGCTGGTTGCCGCTGCGATCCGGCAGGGGCTCATCAAACGTCCCGACCCAAAGGACACTATCCCGCTGCCAATCCTCAAGCGTGGCCCGCTGGCACCTTGGCAGACTGCCGAGTGCCTAGAGTGCCAGTGCACTTTTGAGCGCAACAGGCGAAACATCGTCAAATGCGAGACGTGCCGGATCCCGATTAAAGTTTGCAAAAACTGCCAGAAAGAGTTCCGACCAGTGGATCGCAAAAAGGTTTGCTGCTCCCGCGAGTGCAGCCAAGCAATGCAGATTGCCAGCTTTAAGGCGCAACACAATTACACCAAGTCACTCCCCAAAATGGCCGAGTGCATTATCTGCCATCAAGTACGGCCAGTCAGACCCTCCGGCAGCGGCGTTGCCAAGACGTGCAGCCCGGAGTGTTCCAAACAGTTCAGAGCAATTCGCAACGCAGAGAGACAAGCAAAATGAAAATCAGACACTCATCACTCCCGAAGCTCGCATTGTGCGGGCAATACGAGGGCGCGCCGGGCACCAGTCCGGCAGCAGAACGCGGGACCAAACTCGACGCAGCCTTTCGGCACGCATGGACACACGGGGAGTTTCCCAACTGGGATTTGCCAGAGGAGGACGCAGACGCGATCCGCTGGACCATTAATCGTTGCTTAGAGTTGGGAGGAGTCCGCGACGGGCTTACAACCGCAGAGCACGGGTGCCGAGTCAAGACTGCTGGGTTGGAGCACGCTGGGACTGTGGACGGTGTAGCGACAAAGGCGAACTGGAGCATGGATCTCAAGTCAGGCCAGATCTACGACTACTCCGCCCAGATGGCAGCCTACGCGCTGGGGCTGAT